CATCCTCGACCTGATGCGCTCGATGGCGAACGAAGCCGGCGCCATGCCGATCGGTGGCATCCATGGGATTTGCGGGAGCGACTTCTTCGATGCCTTCGTGAAGCATCCCGAGGTGCGCCAGACCTATCTGGCTCAACCGGAAGCGGCGCGGTTGCGTGATCCGCTCTGGATGCGCCAGGTCAACTTCCGAGAGCTGGTGCTCGAGGAATACCGCGGGCGCATCGGCGCCACGGTGTTCGTGCAACCGAATGAGTGTCACTTCTTCCCGGTGGGTGTGCCGGAGCTGTTCCTCGAGGCGTATGCACCGGCCGACTACATTGAGACCGTGAACACGATCGCCCTGCCGCGCTACGCCAAGCAAGAGGTGATGCCGTTCCAGAAAGGCGTGATGCTGGAGACCCAGCAGAACGTCCTGCCGATCTGCACGATACCGCGGTTGCTGTTCACCGCGCAGGTCGTGGAGCATGTGCCGTAAATGGGCGTCGCAGACTTCGACCATCTGTTGCGTGACTGCCGGACAGCGTTCGGGTCGAACGCATGGCCGGAGAGGACGCCGCCAGCGGTGGCGGAACCGATCCGTGGCCGGTTGCGGATCGACCCGTTCACCGTGCCTCTGGCGCCGAGTGAGAACGCGCTGAGTGTGACGCAGACATGGTTCTTCTATGACGCGCGGTTCGACCTGCCGGCGAACGTGATGCCTCCCAGGCAGCACGACTATCTGACAATCAACGGCGTCCGCTATGAGGTGATCGACGTTCAAAACGATGACCTGGGGGAAAGCGGACTGCAATTGCTTCGCGCGCCGCAGTCGCGGGTGCCGGTGGTGTGGGATGACGGTGCGACCACTTGGCATGATGACGGCCAGTCGGTGGTGTGGGTGGCATGAGCGACGACCTGACAATCAACGTCGATGTGCCGTCCTCGCCGAGTGCGAACACCGCGGACATTCGCGCGAACTGGCTGGTGATCGAGCGACGGCTCGAGGCGCTCGAGGGTGGCACGTCGGACGTGGATTTCTTGCCGTTGACCGGCGGCGAATTGACCGGCCCGCTGTTGGTGTCGGCCGGCACGATAGGATCGCCGGGACTGCAATTCGGGGTGGCGGATGGCACGGGAATATGGCGATCGCCCGGCAACATCATCGCCCTTTCCCTGCTTGGCGCTTTCGAGGTGGCGTTCACGCCGGGGCTGACACAGTTCTATACGAACGTCTCCTTGCTGAATAATCGCATCCAGCAAATGGCCGATGCGACTGCGCCGGGCGATGCCTTGAACCAGCGCACGGGCGACGCGCGCTATGCACCTGTCGCGGTGGTCGAGGACGTCGCGGCCCTGCGTGCAGAGGTGGACGCGCTGCTGCAACGGCTGGCGGATCGGGTGGACCTGGGCCTGCCGGTGGGTGCGGCGATGCGGCCGACCCTGCACCCGAGGCAATCGCCATGATGTTCCGCACCGCGCTCCGCGAATTGACCGTGCAACAGGTGACCGCGCTGGGGCGGTTTCATCGCGTGTTCAATGCACGCGCACCGAACATCACGCGCGAGGACCTGCCGTGCTTGAAGGTGTGGACGCCGGATGACAGCGGCGAGAACCTGTCGATCGGCAGTCCGGAGCTGCGCGGCAATCTGACGCTGAACATGCAGATCGTTATCGAGGGTGCGGAGGATGAGGTGAACATCCGCGCGGTCGATGACCTCTGCGAATCAGTGATGCATCTGCTGCTCGAGGACGGGGTCTGGCTGCAATACATGGAGCGGGTGCTGTCGGTCGGGACAACGATCGAGACCAACACCGAGGGCGAGATGCGGACGCTCACGGCGACGATGGGCTTTCAGGTGCAATACGCCGATGTCTACGTGACGCGAATCATCGACTACCTCGACCGGCTGCACTGGACACTGCCGGTGCCGGGACAGCCCGAGCCGCCGCCCGGCGAGCAACGACACGCCGTCGAGTTCGAACAAGAATTCCCGAGGTAACGCATGGTGGTGAAGCGCACCGCGAAGCCGATCGCCAAGCCACGCAAGACAAAGCGGGAGGCGGCGCCTGCGCCACCAAAGATTGCGGTCAAGCCGCCACTGATAAAACGCCGACCAGGATGAGGACGCAGATGGATATCGGGTTCATCTTCTGGCTGCTGATGCTGCTGTGGATCATCGGCTGGATCGGCGGCAACTTCGGACCGCCGCCATACACCGCACACTGGCAGCGGTTCAATGTGCTGTTCCTGTTCGTGCTGATGTTCCTGCTTGGCTGGCGTGTGTTCGGCTTCATCATTCGAGGATAAACCACCATGGCCGTATCCTTTGAGCGCATCCCCAGCAACATCCGGGTGCCGATCTTCTACGTCGAGATATCGAACCGGATGGCGTCTTACTTCGCACAGAACCAGCTCTCGCTGCTGTTCGGACCGATGCTGGCAACCGGCATCGCAACACCGCTCGAGCCGACACTGGTGACCGGGTTCGATGATGCGGTCGGCATGTTCGGTGCCGGGAGCATCCTCGCCGACATGGTGGACATCTACCGGCGGAATGACGGCTTCGGTGAGCTGTGGTGCATCCCGCATGTCGATGCGGCGAACGCGGTGCAAGCCGAGGGCGACTATACGGTGACGGGTCCAGCGACGGCACCGGGCTCGCTCTTTCTCTACATCGCCGGCGACCGGTTCGTGGTGAATGTCGCGCGCAACATGACAGCGGCGCAGATCGTCCAAGCGGCCTGTGACGTGATCAACGCCGAGCCGTTCTGTCTGGTGACGGCCGCGCCAGACGGAACCGATCCGACGCATATGATTGCGACGGCAAAGAATGCCGGCGTGCTCGGGAATGATATCAGCATCACGGTCAACCTGCGTGGTGTTGCGGGTGGTGAGGTGCTGCCGCCCGGTGTGGTCCTCGGTGGCGGACCGATGCAAGACGGTGTCGGTGTGCCACCGATGGCGCAGATCATCGCGGCGATGGGCGACGACGAATATGACTTCATCGGCTCGCCCTACTATGACGCGACCAGCCTCGATGCGCTGGATGAGCTGATGGACGACGTCACCGGCCGCTGGGCGTGGGATCGACAAATCTATGGCGGCGCGTTCACCGCACGGACCGGCACGGCACAAGAGCTGCGAGACTTCGGTATCACCCGCAATGGACCGCATGTGCATGTGCTGGGCTACGCGCGAAGCGCCACACCGCCCTGGCGGCGCACCGCGGCATTGACCGCGCAAGCCGCGGTCGGACTGCGAGCCGACCCGGCCCGGCCGTTGCAGACCTTACCACTGGTCGGTGTGCGTGCGCCGGCCCGCGGCTCCGGCTTTCGGATCACCGAGAAGAACACGCATCTCTACAGCGGCATCTCGATCGAGATGCAGGAGAGCGGACAGGTGTTCTTGCAACGGGTGATCTCCACCTATCAGCGGAACACCTGGGGCCAGCCCGATCCGTCCTGGCTGGATGTGCAGACCGGCTACACGCTGATGTATATCATCCGCTTCCTGCGGCAGCGTTTGTTGCAGAAGTTCCCGCGCCACAAGCTGGCCAATGACGGGACACCGTTCGGTGCCGGTCAGGCGGTGGCCACACCCTCGATCATCCGCGGTGAACTGATCGCAGCTTATAGCGAGCTGCAAGAACTCGGTTTCGTTGAAAACATGGATATGTTCAAAGAGCATCTGATCGTGGAGCGTAATCCAACCGATCCGAACCGAGTGGACATCCTGTTCCCGCCAGACCTTATCAACCAGCTTCGTGTGCTGGCGATGCTGGTGGAATTCCGCCTGCGATACACGCCCGCACCAACCGCTGCGGCTGCATAGGAGTGAAGCGCGATGTCCGACTATCAACACCGCATCGCCGGTATGGCTTACCTGCGCGTCGATGGCCGGCAGTATGCGTTGCGCGGCAACCTCGTGGTGTCGATCGACGGCGAGGAACGCGAGGGTGTGCCCGGTCAGGATGGGATGCACGGCTTCATCGAACGTCCGCGGGTGCCGTTCATTGAGGCCGATCTCTCCGACCTGGGCGGGCTGTCGCTGCAACAGCTTGGGCGTATTCGCAACACGACGGTCCAGGCGGAGCTGGCGAACGGAAAGAAATACCTGTTGCGCAACGCATGGACCTCGACGCCGCGCGAGCTGAACACCGCGGACGGTCAGGTGACGGTGCGCTTCGAGGGCATGAAGGGTGAGGAAATGATGTCATGAGTGAGGCGACGGTCAGTCTGATCCAGCCTGTCGAGGCCTACGGCGAAGCACAGAAGGTGCTGACCTTCCGTGAGCCGACCGGCAAGGATATTCGGCTCTGTGGGTTCCCGATCAAGTTCCTGGCGGGGGATGGCCCGGAGAGCCCGACGTATTCGATGCCTGATTCCGGTGTCGTTCATGCGCTGATTGCGCGACTGGCGAACATCCCGCCGTCAGCCGTCGATAGCATGTGCCTTGCCGATCTGGTGGCGTGCCAGACTGCGGTGATGGGTTTTTTCGGCGAGACCACGTCGGGGGGAACATCCTCAACCGATATTACGATCTTGCATGGCAATGGAAGCGGGAAGCTGACCGACTCCTCGAGCTGACATTCGCCGAGCTGAAGGTCGAGGAAACGCAGACGCAACGGCTGTTGGCACTAGACCAGGAGAGGCAGCGGCGTGTCCGACAAAGTTGACATCAGTGGTCGGATCGCAATCGACGATGCAGCCTCTCCGACCATTAAAAAGATCGAGGCGAACATCGCCAAGATCGGCGCATCGACCCGGAAGGTCGGTGCCAACTTTTCCAAGTTTGCCAACATGGGTGCGCTGGGTGGTGTGGCGCAGAACGCCAGGAAGGCGGCGATATCCGTCGGCACCTTGGGGGCCTCACTGTTCCGCATGGCGGCACCACTGGCAGCACTCGCCGGAGCGGCCGGCTTCGGTGGTGTCGTTTACGAGATGCAGCGTTACATCACGACGACGGACCAGCTAGCGAAGACGTCAACGAAACTGGGCGTCGGTGTAGAGCAACTGCAAATGATGCGACACGCCGCCAAGCTGTCGGGTGTCGAGATTGAGGCGATGGAGAAATCGGTCGCGCTCCTTAGCAAGAGTATGACCGCGGCAGCGAAGGGAGGAAAAAACAATAAGCAGGCGGAGCTGTTCCAGCGGCTCGGCATTTCGCTCAAGGATGCGAACGGCCAGATGCGCAACGCCGCGGACCTGATGCCGGAGCTATCCAGCGCCTTTATGAAAAACACCAACGCCGCGACCCGGCTCGAGATGGCGACAACCCTGATGGGCAAGGGTGGCGCCGAGATGATCAAGATGCTGGCCGGCGGTCCCGAGGCACTCAAGGAAATGTATGCCGAGATGGCGAGGCTCGGCATCATCACGACGGCCGAAGCGAAGGCAGCGGAGCAAGCGGCGGACGCGCAACACCGTTTCAGCACGGCGATCGCCGGGGTCCGCAACGCTGTCGCGGCCAAGCTGCTGCCATCGGTGACGAAGGCAATCGTCGGGATGACGGACTGGATCGCCGCCAACCGCGTGTGGCTGGCGACCAAGATCGACAAGTTCATCGAAGGCTTCGCGGAAGGTCTGAGCAAAATCCCATGGGGTGTGATCGGCGAGGGCCTGCGTGGGTTTAGTAGGTATCTCAGGATCGCCTTCGACGCTCTGGGTGGCTGGGATGTGGTGATCCCGGCTGCGGCGGCACTGATGGTCGGTGTGCTGGTGCCGGCGATCTGGGGAGTGGTGGCCGCGGTCGGTGCGTTGACCGTGGCACTGCTGACCAATCCGATCACCCTGGCCATCGCCGCAATCGCCGCGGGAGCGGTGCTGCTGATCAAATACTGGGAACCGATCACCGAGTTCTTTGCCAATTTGTGGGGCAACACGAAGGCGGCTTTCTGGGCCTCGATCGACTGGCTCCGCGACTTCGGCAACACCTTCGCCCGTGGCTTTATCGAGGACGCATGGAAGCCGCTCGCCGGGTGGTTCGGTGCGCTATGGGAAGACGTGCGCGACGCCTTCGATGGCGTCGTTGAATGGCTTGGACCGTGGGGCAACCTGTTCCTGCCAATCGCCATCTATAAAAACTGGGACGGATTAACGGCGTTCTTTGATACCTTGTGGAAAGGTGTCGTCAAAGTCTTTGACTGGGCGTGGTCTAAGATCGAACCGCTCGTCAAGCTGGTCACTGGTGCAGTGGAAAAGATCAAGGGTGCCGGTCAGGCGATCGGGCTGTTCCGTGGTCCTGCGGGTGAGGCAGTGCCGGAAAGAACCGGCGCACAGATGTATGGCGGCGGAACCGAGGCGGTGCGCGAGGCCACCGAAATGTATGGCGGCGTCAT